TGCGGGGCGGCTTCCGGCTGCTTCTTCCCGCACCACGGACAAAAAGAAGCACCATCCGGGATCTCTTTCCGGCAGCATGGCCTTACGCATTTCATGGCTTACTCCTTTTTCTGCCCGATATATCCGAAGGCACCATTTTCAGCAGCGGCCCTTCCGGCCTTGTAGTTGATCTTCAGGTCGTCAATGGGAGGGTGCGGAGCGTCCGGGCATGGGTCTAATCCCATGCTCTGGGCAAAGTTGTATTGGTCGATGATTGTTCCGCATATGCTGACCCGGTTATTGAGCGGGCAGTGCAAATTTGCAGCTATCTCCGATATGACAGCAGGCGGGCTGCTGCCGTGACTGCCTTTCAGTATGAAGAGAAGCAGCCTTTTTGTCAGTGGCGGCAGGCTTACCACGAGACGGCGCAACTCCGCGTTTAGCTCATCGTCCGCCTTGCCGTCATCCGGCACTTTGTACAGATCCGGGTGGAGTATCTCCATGAAAATCGCGATGGGTGACACCCCGCACGCCGTGCACCAGTCCATGATCTCGTCACTGTCCGGGCTGGTGCATCCTTTTTCCCAGCTCTGCACGGTGCGCTCTCCTTTTTCGATGCGCCTTGCGATCTCCGCTTGGCTCAGGCCAGCAGACACCCGTGCTTTTGCAAGTGCTTTCCCGATTTGGCTCGCTGTAAAATAACTCATACTTTCACCCCCATAATACCAGTGTGTTTTTAACAAAAATGGCGCAGAAAAAGTCTGCGCCATTCGACAAATTTTATCCGTATTTTGTTTTCCAACGGCGCATGGTAAAATCTGGATTATAAATCGTAGATGTGCACAAAAGAAAGGAGAAAACAAAATGAATTTTGAGCAAAGAAACGGCAAAGAAACTGAAATGACCATCATCGACGGAATGCCAGCCAGCATCCTGACCGGCACCGACCGCACACCTGCACCCTGGGAGGAATGAGTTATGAAAAAGCTGTCACACTTTCGCGCCCATGCCCGTGCCCTGCTGGCCTGCTATTTGGATATGACCCCAGAGCAGCAGCGCCTTGCTCGCGCTTACATTCAACATAAGGCCCTGCCGGAGGTGCAAGCCCTGCGTAACGCAGCCGGTACGCCCGGCGGGGCGCTTGCTGCTGACCTGTTGCAAAATTTGCAACAGCCTTGCAACCACGAATAGCAACGTGCATTTTTTGCACATTGCTCGTGCAAAACGCGTTTTTTCCGCGAATAAGCTGAAATGTCAGCGTAAAACCATGTTTTCAATGGATTTTTCCACCGAAAACAGTGCTCGAATGGGGATTGACGACCACAACCAGCGGTTTTATAATATGGTTGTGAACGGGTTTACAGGCCAAGCAACTGAGATTTCTTTGCGTTGTACTCCGCTTCCGTGATGGCCCCCATATCCAGTAGCTGCTTAAACTTCAAAAGTTCATCGGCGGAGCTGGGGGCAGCCGGAGCGGTGCCCCGCGGCTGTTCTGGAGAGCCTTTGCAACTCTTGAGAAACGCAGTCATTCCGCCGGGATAAACCGTTGTCGGCAAGCTGCTTTCGCCCAGTGGAAGCGCAAAGTGGATAGACACGCTCTCTTTACTGCGACCCTTGCGGGTCTCTGTTTTAGCGGTGGCAGCTCCCACGATCGCACCCACAGGCCCGGCAACGGCTGCACCGATCATGGCACGGCCAATGCCGCCTTTGGTCTCCGTCACCGTCAGATCGTCAGGCGCGCCAGATTCATAACCGGCGACTTCATCAAAGCTGTAGATCATGCGCGGGCCTTTATCACCGCCGCGGTGTCCAATGCAAAACAGCCGGTTTGGTTTGTCAATCGACACAAAGAGCGCGTCACCATCATAGATGGAATCGGTCTCCTTGAACGCCTTGCGGCGGTCTTCCAATGTAACCCAGTATCCCGCAAGTGCAGCTGTCGGTTGCTTTGCTGCCCGGATGCCCAATTTTGAAAAGAAAAAGTTGCTGCAGCTGGCGCAAATCGAGCCGTCAGCACTTTTCTCACGGTTCAGCAGGCCAAACTTTCCACCGCAGACGGGGCAGATATTCGCCATAATTACACCTCATCTTTTGATTTTATAAAATTCTGCATTTTGTCAAAACGCAAAATCACACAACCCATCATTGAATTTGTAATACGTTCATCTGAAAAAGAATCTTTCCATTTTTGAATAGAGTTTGCTTTTCCATTTTGAGTTTTCAAAGTCAGGAGTTTTTCCAGCTGCTTGATATAAGAATTTTCGACAACAACCTCAAAAAGGTCAGAGAGAGAAAACTTCATCATGTTATAAAGCTCAGTAGGGCTAAAATCAAATTTGAACCCCATCCTCTCATACTTCTTGAGCTCATCGAGCGTATCGAGAATCATATCATATCTTGAAAATAGAATATCGAGATCTGAAGTCCTCTCTATCACTAGAAAAGAGTCCAAAACCCTCCGTATCCGTTCTGGTATTGATTCTTCTGGAAAATCCACAAATTCCTCCCCGGTGTCAGGGTCGATTAAAACAACGGGCTCTGGTGATTTGCTCCACTTAGCGTTCGGGCGCTCAAAATGCAGCGGCTCTTGGACTTCGGGATCATCTTTTTTCTTGAAGACCGCATTGATAACCCGCGTGATATTTTTCCGAAATCCAACATTCCATATCACGGGAACCACCTCACACATATTAAATTTTACATCACATAGGAGGCATCAGAATGAACACCACAGACCGACAAGGCTACATTGACGCAATTATCAAACTGCTGGAAAAGGCAGACCCGCACAAGCTGCGCCTGATCTGGGTGTATGCCAGCAAGCTGATTAAATAAATCAAGGTAGCAAAAGAAGGGGAACCCTTACGGGTTTCCCTCTTTTTTTTGCAGCTTTCTCGCCATCCGCTCAAGAAATTTCCAGTCTTCGGGCTCCAGCTCGGCCAGAACTTCCACAAACTGCCGTTTGAAGCTGTCTTCTTCATTCGCCGTAATGTCAGCGAGGAAAGCAGCTAGCTTCTCCGACTGGGTTATCTGGTTGAACATCTCTCCTTCACCGGTCCGCAGCCACGTCTCGTTGACGTTAAACTCGCGGCAGATGTCGGAGATCGTTCGGTCGCTGGGAGCCTTCCGGCCTGAACAAAGCTCAGAAACGAAGGGCTGAGAAACACCAAGACGGTTGGCAAAGTCAACCTTCTTGATATTAAGCGCTGCAATGATTTGCTCGATTCGAGTGTTCATTGGCGACGCCTCCTTGCACCTTTATTATACAGCAAGCGCAAAGCCGTGTCAATAGAAAAAATTAGCTGAGCGAAGAAAAAAGTGTTGACATGATAGCTTAGCTATGCTATAATATAGCCAAGCTAAGAAACACAAACACACGGGAGGACAAAACCATGAACGCACTTTCTATTAACATTCCGGCCAACTTCATTGCAAGCTGCGAATGCACCTTGCAGCGGTACAACGCCGCAAAGACCGACGCAGAGCGCCGGGCCGTTCTGGACCGCCAGACGGTGCAGGGCCTTTGGTGGGCGATTGGCTTTGTCAGCAAGATTCCTGCCGCTTGCATGAGCGAGAAGGAGCTGAAGCACGCGATCCGCCTCACCCACTTCCGCGGCACTGTGTGCCCGGCATTTCAGGCTTGAGAGAAGGAGGTTTGAATCATGAAACGCTATAAGGTGTACGTCTACAACACGGTCGATAAGTTCTGGGACTGCTACGAGGTCCTTGCCGATGACCCGGTGGACGCCCGGAACGTGGCAGTGCAGCGGTTGATCGACGAGACCGGGCACGGTCTGGATGTCTACGAAGTGACAGACGTGTGCGAAGTCAAAGAGTAAGGAGGGCTGCGCAATGTTTGATAAAGAACTTATGAAGCAACTGGCTACCATCCCCGCTGAGAACAGAGCGGAGTGGTTTGCAGAACGGGACAAGCTGCACGCTCTCGCCGCGGAAATGAACCGCCTGAACGCCGACGAGATGGTGATGAAGTACGGCGTTGCGCGGGTAATACGAGTTCTGGCAGCTACGATAAAATGCTGTCCGGAGGAGTACGACCCTTCGGCCGTCTTCATGGCAAATTGGGTGCCGCCTATCCGCTCTGGGCGAAACGCAGAAGAATGGTT